GGGAGAGACATGCATGGAAGGCTGGATTGTGTTGATCGCGTTGCTGGGCGCGTTCTGGATACTGTTTCGGTGAAGCTCTGGCTCATCGCGCTGTTGCTTGCACTCTGCTCAGGTCTGGCTAGTGCTCAGTCGTCTGATGGCT